CTTGGAGAGGCTGAACATGAAAAATATAGCAACCGCATTGGTTAAGGCTCAAAAGGCCTTTGGCCCTGCTCTTAAATCATCCACCAACCCGCATTTCAAAAGTAGATATGCAGACCTCAGTGCTTGCGTAGAGGCTGTTATTGAGGGTTTGAACGAGGCTGGGATTGCACTTATTCAAAGAACAAGTGAGGACATGAACGGGGTCACTGTAGAGACTGTGTTTATCCACGAATCAGGCGAAATGCTCGAATGTGGCAAATTACACGTACCAGCCAGCAAACAAGACCCGCAGGGGTACGGTAGTGCTTTAACTTATGCTCGGAGATATAGCCTCATGGCGGCTTGCGGTATTGCACCAGAAGACGATGACGGAAATGCCGCTACACGCAAGACAGTCATTGAAAAGCCACCAATCAATGAAAATGCCCTCGTAGACCATTTGGCGGCTATTGAAGCATCTACCGATCAAGACAGCTTGAAGAACTCCTACAAAGCCGCTTATGCCGCTTGCAATGGTGATGCTGAGTGGCAAAAGAAAGTGATTGCAGCCAAAGATCAAGCAAAGGCAAAATTATGATTGAAATGATCGACCAAGGCGCAGACGAATGGTTTGCCATGCGTCTTGGCAAAGTCACAGCAAGCCGATTGGCTGATGTGCTTGCGAAAACAAAAACTGGTTACAGCACTAGCCGTACCAATTACATGACACAACTTGTACTTGAGCGTATCACCCAAACTAGAGCTGATTCTTATTCCAATGCGGCAATGCAGTGGGGTACGGAACAAGAACCTTTTGCTCGAGCCGCTTATGAGGTGCTCACGGGCGAAATGGTTGAAGAAGTTGGGTTTATACCTCACCCTCATATTGAAGCGTCTGGAGCCTCGCCTGATGGTTTGGTGGGTGATGATGGCATGATTGAGATCAAATGCCCATCGTCCAGCACTGCTTTAGAATGTTGGTTGATTCACGCACAAGGCGGCAATCCAGTGGATGCTAAGTACTACGCACAGATGCAGTGGCAAATGCGCTGTGCTGATAGGTCTTGGTGCGATTATGTGGTCTTTGACCCACGGATGCCAGCCAAAGCACAAGTCTTCGTTTTTCGGGTTGATCGTAATGCTGATTGGCTAAAAATAGCCGAAGACGAAGTTATTAAATTTTTGGCAGAAGTAGATGCCAAAGTCATGTCCCTAAAATCAATCATTGGAGAATAAAAATGTCAAAAATACTTAAAGAAATCAGCGTCATTCAAGGCACTTATCTGAACAAAGATGGTCAACAGAAAAACAGATACCAAAAAATTGGTTCAATAATTGACACCAAAAATGGAGATATGTTAAAGCTAGATGTGACACCGCTAATCAAGGGTGGTTGGGATGGCTGGGCGTATATCAATGACCCAAAACCAAAAGAGGGTTACCAAGGTTTACCAAAAGACGAAGACGATATACCATTTTGAATAACGGGGGGAAAGCTGTGCAAAGGAAATTCCTAGCTTGCAGACGAGCAGTTAGTACCCCCACCTTTTAGGAGTACATGATGGACTACAAAAGAATGTTTGAGCAAATTTTTCTAGAGTTTCCACGGGTTAGAACCAATGACCCAATGACTTCATTTGAGGCGGCAGAAGCCATAAAACCAGTAGCCTCGGAACATCACATCATCATCTTTGAATGCTTAAAAAAATATGGTGCTTTGGGCAAAGATGGCATTGCCGCCTTGACAAACCTAGATGGCAATCAAGTCGCCAGACGGTTAAACGAAATGAAAGTGATTGGTTTAATAGAGCCAACTGGTAATATAGTTAAATCAAACTCAGGCAGAAACGAAAGAGAATGGTCAATATGTTAGAAAAACCACCCTATTCAAAGATTAGTTATCCTTCTGTGCCAACAAAAGACTTTAAATGGTCTTCTGGTTCAGATGTTCAAGCAATCTGGAAAAAATATGGCTGGAATCCACCAAGCGAGAAGATGTTACCACCGCCACCCGAAAAGGATATTCAACCTTTAAGAAGAGTGCGGTAGCTTATAAGCTACTTTGCTAATAGGTAAAGACCTACGTTGCTGAACGCATAACCCGCATAGACAATCGCCATATGCGGGTTATCTTTTAAAAGCTGTTCACCAGCAATATAGGCATAGATAGCCCCTGTGAGAATGATTAGCCAAGCACTCAAAATGCACCTACATCAATTACTTCGCCTCTGAACTGAATGTGGTCTTCATCAAATTTATGAACAAGCTCAGGCCATAAAAGCTGACCATTGAAGAAGTTTAACACCGCAAACCCTGATCTGTGATTGGCTGGATTAAGTTCAGCATAAGTAAATTGAGGGCCATCAATTTCAGCTAATGTTCCAGTATCTACCCCGTACCGAACCCCATTATAGTCGCTGAAAGGAGTTACTTTTAGGCTGTGCAAATGCCCCGTGCACATGCTGACTCCGCTTGACAGGGCATTGTTGTGAGTTGCGTGAATTCCGCCCTTATATCGGTGCTTGATGATACATTGTTCAGTAGGCCATACCGCCCAACAAAAATCCCAATCTGGGATGTGGTCTGTCAACTTAAATCCGACAACATCTTTAAATTGTGGTGCGTGTTGAGCAAGTCTATTACCAAACCGAATATCGTGATTGCCCCATGTAAACAGTAGCTTTACATTGTGCCTTGCGGCTTTAGCAGTTTCCTCAATTTCACCCAATGCACCCTGACAAGCCTTTAGTTCTTGAATGACAGAAGTTTGAGGCTGTTCAGTAATGTCATGGCGGCTTATAGACGCACCGTCAAAAGCATCCCCGTTACATATCACCGCCTTTGGTTTAAGTTCTTGGATGGCCCATAGAAGCCCCTTAAATGCTGTTGTTCTTTGGTGTGGTATGAAGTGAGCGTCAGAAAAAACAATTACTGTCCCATCCAGTAGGCCGAGTTCTATTTGTTTAAGGGGACTAAATGACTTAGGCTTATTTTTATCGTATTTGATACCACGATGGTCACTTGAGTTAAGTGACATATCGTATTCTCGTTCAATATTTCTTCTGCGTAAATGAATGGCTCTTATACTGATTCCAAGATGTTCAGATAATTTTGTAGCAGATTGAAGTTGACCCCATAGTTGGATGAACTCTGTATCTGTACACGTTTCATTATGTGCGCCCATTGGAGTCCTTGGTCAAAAGGTGTTCTAGCGTATTGATTATGCGATGCTCTTGCATTTCTCTGTCCTCATCAGACGCTTGGCGGTCTGTTGCTACATTAAGCAAGTCATATAAAAAAATATGAAGCAACTCATGTAGTGCTGTTTTATCTAGACTATCGGGTGTAATTTTTTCAGCACCAAAATCTCCTAAACGATAAACAGCAAGTCTCGCAGCTGGTGTAAATTCAACAGATGCCATTGCACCCTTGGCTGGTTTACTTCCTTTTTCAATTCTCCAATCACCAAGACTCAGCACTTGTTGCCACTTTTTGACACTTTGTGCAAACAATTCAGCGTGTTCTGGTGTAGGAATGTTAGCCATTTCAACACCTTAAACGAGATTTATGACAATTTAATTTAACAAGGCGCACTCGGCTTGTCTGCGTTTTACCAACCCTAACAAAACTTTACCCCCGCCTTTGTTCCAAAGCATGAGTTGTTCTTTTGCACCATCCCAATCTTGAGCATTAATTTTGCGTTTTAGAGTGGAAGTTTGAAGTCGGCCTACCCCAAGGTTATAAACAAAATCAACAACAGCGTTGCATTTGCGTTCATCCGTCAAAAGAATCGGGCATTGACGCAGAACGCTTGGTAAATATGTATGTTCTAACTCAATCATCAATAACGCCCTTGCTGTAAACTCATCCATGGGGGCGTCTTCTAAGGTCACTTTGCGCCCGTCAGAATAGTAAGTTGAACCATAACCAATGGTTGCAACATTTGCAGGGCATAGGTAAGGCTTAGACCTAAACCCCTCAAACTGGCGACAAAGGGATGCTGCCAGTTCTAAGTTCATAAACCACGCTTAGACAATGTACGGTCAAGAAACCAATAATTAATTGTTCCTGCCAACAAAGCAGAAAAGTCAGAGGTCATCATTGTTTTGAAGACTTCAATAGCTGGCGCACCATTTAACCAAGCGTTGTATGCAAACCACACATGGATAAATGACCAGACAAACAAAACCCAATAAGTGACCACAGGACGCACAGAAGCAGAAAGTGAGGCTACCCATCCACCCGCCGCTTTTACCATCGTTGCCTGCTGTTCTATGGCCGATTGAAAGGCATTCATCACGCCCACATCTACTGCGGCTTCTCTGACCGCACCTATTTCAGCTAATTTCTGTTGACCACGTTGAGTTTCTAAGTCGCATTGAAGCTGAAACATGTTCAATTCATGTTCACGCTCATTCTTTTTATCAAGCCACTTCAGCACTTCGGGGGCCATCCTGAAGATGCCACCAAAGATTGAGCCAAGTAAACCACCAGATAGGATGTCAAACATTATTTTTTCCCTAATTTTTCACGTTCTTCAAGCAGGCGAACCTTAACTTGTAGTTCGTTGATATGCAGCATCAAGCCCTCTTTTAAGATGGCGCGGCGTTCAGCACTAATTGGGCTGTCAGTTGGCACACCTTCTTTGGTAATCAAGGCAGGCATTTGGCCTTCAATCTTGGTCAGGCGTTCAGAAAAGGAATTAACTTGCCCCAATAGCCACGCCAAAGACATGACAACAATTGGTATTAATGCTTTAAGTGCGTCTGACCAATTCATATCAGCTCCATATCCATAAAATCGTAAACGTACCCCAAACAACAAAGATGGTTACAAAGGCCGCAACGATAAATGCTTCGACCCAATCTCTCATAAGCCGATTACTTTTTTGATTAATTCACCAGCAAAGCCTGGCCCTAGCAACACTGCCGCAATCACCACATAAAGCAAATACTCAATGCGTGTCATGCGCTGTGAGCCTGAATCAAACGACTTTTCAATGGCGGTGTACCTCTCAGCACAAACCGCCTCATGAACCGCCAGCCGCTTGTCAGTATCCTCGGACATTAGATGCCTTCGCCCTGCACAATGTAAACAGTAGATGCAGAAGAAGCCAAGCCACTGAAAAATGATTCACGAGCAAAGCGCAGAATTTCAATAGCACCAGGCACTAGCACGATGGCGGCAGTGGGCGAACCAGCTGTTGGTGCAACTGCATTTGCTTGTGCGATTGCCGCTGTGCTACCAACTCCCAAAAACACCGTATTTGAGCTGTTGTTAACAATGCGGTATTGACCAGTGCTAAGTGCATCATTGCGACTTGTGACCAAAGCCTGAACACCTGTTGGTGCAGAAGTTGTTGCCGCTACTACTACTGTGTCGCCTAGTGGGGCAAATGCGATTTGACTATTACTTGCCATATCATACTTTCTTTGCAGTTAAGACTGCTTTAGGTTAATTGAGCTTCTAAGCTGGCTGCATGGGCCGCAACTATCTCAGGAGTGTAAATTAGGTTTGCAATCGCTTGCACTGTAGGTTCTTGATTACTGTAGTTGCCATTGGGTACAACAATCTGACGTTGATATTGCGTGCTTATTTGTACGCCATTTTCTAAAATTGAAGTTTTGGTGCGTACTTGAATAATACGATTTTCAACAATTTCAATTAAATCAACTAAACTAATTTTTTCGAGAGCCATTGTGTTTCCTTATTTCCAACCACAAAATCTTTTGCGGTATTAAGACTCCAATTAACCGAATTGGTACGGATTAAACAGCAGTGCCTGGGAACACCCTACGCATGACAATTTTATATGTCAAGCCGTAAGTTGTACTCGTAACATTCATCTGAACATAACTTGGAATGGTGTAGGTCAGACCTGTTGGCGTGCCAGCGGTTGTTGTCAGGGCTACGTTACCCAATGTATAGGTCAAGCCTGTTGGCGTTCCCGCAGTTGTTGTTATTGCTGCGCCGCCCGCAGAGGCAGACAGGGTAAATGTCGTGCTTCCATTTGTGGCAATGATGTAGTAGGTTGTTGGGTTGCTGTAACCTGTAATTGTTCCAGTGCCACCCAAAGTGCCAGAGATTGTCACCGTTGCGCCAACAGTTAATGTTGTGGCAGCGCAGCTAAATTGTCCAGCAGTTCCAGTAATTGCAACTGTGGACAAAGTACCCGTGTTATAGGAGCTAGACAAAGTAAATGTCGTCGTGCCGTTTGTGGTGATAATGTAATAAGTCTTAGGATCGGTATAACCCGTAATAGAACCTGTACCGCCAAAGGTTCCCGCAATCGTTACGGCCATTCCCTCAGTCAATGTTGAGGCTGTACAACTGAATTGACCCGCAGTGCCAGTGATTGCTACTGATGCCAAGCTACCGCCCACCAATCTTAACCAAGCAGGATTTGAACCTGAATAACTACGCAATGTGCCATTCATAATCGTGCCAGCATCAAAGCCTGTGCTTAAATCGGCTGCACCCGCATAGCATGTGTACTCATACAATGCTTTTGAGTTAGCGGCTGACCCTGTGCTTTCAGAGGCAGGGATAGCGTAAGTATTTGACCATGCGCCATTAGTAAGAAACCCATTGGCAGAAGCCATTGTTTCGTTGCCAAAAATGACACTACCGCCAGCAACAGGCACAGTGAGATTTGTACCAATCACCAAATCACGATTAGACGTAATGTCTGCGTTAATTCTTGGCAGATATAAATTGTAGGGATACTGTAGCGTTACGCCACGTTCATCAAACGCTAAAGCATTATAGGTAACGACGTTAGCCGCAGTGCCGCTTGTCCAACCATAAGGCTGCACAATAACTGGTGAGCCTTCAATACTTACAAAGTTTCTGCCATTGATCTCAAAATAAGGCGAGATAATTTCAGCCATACCGCCAGCAAGGTGGAACGCACCATCAGTTGTCGTGCTACTGCCACTGTATTCAAGAACGCAGTTGATATACGTCATGTTGTTAGCGTTGGTCTGAGTGATGCCACGCAAGCAACCAGATATATATGCACGGTCAACCACAACCGAAGTGCAAGCAGTTCCCAAGTTCAGTTCAAAAGCTAAACCGTATCGACACTCACCAGCCGTATAGTTGTTAATCCCAATGTAAACGCAACCCTTAATTTCACAACCAGAACCACTGAAGTTAGTCGCACGAATGTTGTTAAATTGGGCGTAAGACGTACCAGTAGAGAAAATGCCGTAGGTTAAAAAGGCATCGGCCTTTGTGCCGTTGGAATCAAGAATCAGGTTCTCAATGGTAAAAAACTGTTTTGTCTCAGGGGGCGGTGCAATATATTGAATGTCAAAAATAGACGCAGTAGTAGATGTGTACAACTTTAGAGTTGTTGACATGTCAAAGCCGCTAATTTTTTTAACGGCATTATTCTTACTGATTGTTAAAGCAGAGTTTAGGCGGTATGTCCCCGATGGAATAATGATCTCAACTGCGCCTGAATTGATGGCGGCTTGGATCGCTGGCTGGCTATTTGCCACACCAGTTGGATCAGCACCCCAATCAAGCACGTTCACTGGCGCACCAGTAATCATCGAATAAGAAACTTTTGTAAGTGCCATTTCTTACTCCGCTGGTTGCGTAGGCCACACGATTGTCCAAGGGAAACCGCCCTGCGTAGGTATATCTCTTAATGCTTGGCGATAAACTTCCCAAATGCCAGGTATGTTGGCATTTGATTCCAAGTTCTTAATCACAACCCAATCTGTTTCTTTAAGTTTGTCATCACGGCTTTGGCGCACAGACTTGGCTTGTTCAGCGTCTTTGGCTGCTTTGTATGCGGCCTCATATTCTGCGGCTGTTTTAGCAGGGGCTTCTTCTGTGGCGGGTGTATCTGTAAACACTGGCCCAAGAATGTGTTTTGTGTACCACTTGCCATCAATCTGCTCGACACCATCAGCTTGAGAGTATTGGTAAACAGTACCACTTGCTTGTGCGCCT